AACGATTAGGCAGAACTAATGCCTTACTTTGTCACAGCCAGAGGTGAGCACCCCGAGTGCTCGGGCTACGGCGTTGTCAAGGATGACTTTGAGTTGATGGGATGCCACAGCTCAAGGCAAGATGCAGTTGACCAAATGATTGCGATTTCACTCGCAGAAGGAGTCGAGCCAGGTGGCACTTATACCAGACAAGACGGGGATTCCGAAAATAGAGAACTCCCCGATAACTACAGACCAGCCCTCGCAGAAGATGTCCCAGAAGGTCGAGCCTGTGGCAACTGTATCTTCTACAACGAAGACCGAGTCAGCCCCGAAGGTGACAAAGCCTACTGTGAGCGATGGCAAGAATTTGTCGAAGGAGACTTCTACTGCAACGCTTGGGAAGGCGAAGAAGAAAGGCAAGTAAACCTCACTCCACCGGCATACATGAGAGCCGCTGCAAGACAGGGTTTGCGCTACTACGAGCAAGGGCTTGGCGGTGACGGATTAGTTGACAGAACCATCCGAGAAGCTAGGGCAATGGCTTCTGGTTCAGTTACCGCAGACAAGTGGGTTCGATTGAGGGCTTGGATTGCTCGTCACCTTGTTGACCTAGACGCTCCTGCTGCAAACCCAAACTCGGAAGATTACCCAAGCGCAGGAGTTGTTGCTCACCTATTGTGGGGCTCAGGGCCATCCCGCAGGGCAGCGCAACGAGCTCTTGACTACGCAGAGGGCGTTGTTAGTAGAATTGAAGCAGAGAACGAAGGCAGAGCGAAAGGCGAAGCATTGTCAAAAATTGAGACTCGTGTAAATACAACCGAGTTTGAAATTCGTGAGGAGGGCGATGGCATGACCTTTAGCGGTTATGCAGCTGTCTTCGACTCACCCTCAGAGCCACTTCCATTTATTGAGAGAATTCAGCGAGGCGCTTTCAGGAAGTCCCTACGCTCACGCAATGATGTCAAGTTCCTTTGGAATCACGATTCAGGGGAAATCCTCGGTTCAACTCGTGCAAAGACTCTAAACCTTTACGAAGACGAAAGAGGCTTGCGTGTCGAGGGCACTCTGCCAAACACCTCACGAGGCAGGGATGTCGCTGAGCTTTTGAAAAGAGGAGACATTGACTCAATGAGCTTTGGGTTCTCAGTGCCTTCAGGTGGAGACACTTGGAACACAGACGGCTCAGAGCGAACCCTAAAGTCAGTAAGGCTACATGAGGTTTCACTTGTTGCCTTCCCTGCATACCCAGGCACAGCAGGCTTGCAGTCAGTAAGAGGAATTGACAAGGTTGCCGAGCGTGCTGAAGTTGATGCAGACGAATTGGCAGATGCGCTACTAAAGATTGAGGATGGACAAGACATTACTGCTGACGAGAAGGTCATGCTTTCTCGAGTGATTGACAAGCTCGCACCCGAGGCTGAGCCTGCACCAATTCCTGAACTCAATGAGGGTATGCTTTTGCTGAAGAAGAAGAAACTCGAACTCCTAATGAAAGGTCTCTAATGGCAAACATGGAAGAAATCAAGAAAGTCATTCTTGAGGTTGCAGGTAACCCTGAGTCAGGCGTTGTTGCAGAATACGCAGAGAAGTGGGCTAAGGCTATTGTCGCACTCGACTCAAAAGATTCACAGCTCGCTGTGGAAAAGGTAGGCGCTTCATTTGAGAGTGCCGAAAAAGAGACTCGTGTAACCAAGCCAACAGAAAAGCGGTAACCCTCCCTCGCCGCTTGTTGCCAAGCTTCAAGTCTCTCCCCTCCGGTCTTATTCCTTTCTGCCGGAGGGGTTCTCTTTGTCTAGGGTCTCTTTACAAAAGTTATCTAGCACACCTGTTATAGAATAAAACAATCGGATGTGAGTCAGCTCTGCCGAATTCAGTTGAGTGTTAGCACCGCTGTCCAATGTAAATCTAAAACAAGGAGACACTATGTCTGAGTTCATCAAGACTCAGCAAGAGCTTCGTGCGAACCTTACTCTGCAAATTCAGGAAACTCTGGATGAGGCTGAGGCTCGTGACGGACTTGACGCTGAGACAACCGAAAAGGTCAACCGCATTGAGGCTGACATCCGCAAGGCTGACGAGGCTATTGCAATCGCACAGCGCAACGAAGAGCGCAAGGTAGAGGCATCGGCTGCTGCTAAGGGTTTCATTCCTTCAGTATCTGAAGACCGCTCTGCAAACGACATCCTTCGTGGAATTGCCGAGACTCGTGGTTCACACAGCTTCGAGCGCCGCACCCTATCCCCTACGACCAACACTGTTCCAAAGTCATTCTTTGACGAGGTCTTCGATGTTGCTCGCTTGGCAGGCCCAATGCTGGACACCTCTGAAATTATTCAGACTCAGTCCGGTGAAGACCTAACCATCCCACTGCTAAACGCATACTCAACCGCATCGCTAACCGCTGCAGCTGGAACTGTCTCGGCATCTGACCCAACATACTCAAGCATCACTCTTGGCGCTTACAAGTATGGCTTCCTGATTCAAGCGGCGAACGAGCTAGTAACTGACGCAGGCTTCGACCTAGCTGCTCACCTAGCACAGCAGGCTGGTAACGCAATCGGCTTCGCCGTCAACGCTGCTCTAACCAACGGCACCGGAACTGTTCAGCCTCGTGGTATCGTTACCGCTTCAGGCTCGGGCGTAACTGGTGGCACTGCTGGTGGCTTCACCGCTGACAACCTGATTGACCTTGCTTACACCAACATTGACGGAGCTGTTCGCAGACTTCCAGGCGTTGGCTACATGGCTGCTGGTCAGACCATCGGTGCAATGCGCAAGCTAAAGGACACTGCTGGCAACTACCTCTACCAGGTAGGCGTTGGACAGCCTGACACCTTCGCTGGCTTTAGCGTTGTTGAGAACCCACATGTTCCAACTGGCGCAGGTGAGAAGACTGTTCTATTCGGTCACCTTCCTTCCTACAAGGTTCGCCTTGCGGGTGGACTACAGGTTGCATCGTCTCAGGACTACGCCTTCAACACCGACTTGACCACTTGGAGATTCCTCATCCGCTTGGATGGAAACCTGACCCACTCCGGTCATGTCAACTACTTCAAGGATGGCGCAAGCTAATCCCTGAATAAAGCTGAGGGGCTGTCCGTTGTAGGTTGCGGGCAGCCTCTCTTTTTATTTGCTAGAGTTTTGGCATGACCTACGAAAAACTGAACTTGGCTTTATCACTAGCCTCAAATAATCCTGGCGTTCCTACGGGCTACGGCGTTCAAGCAAAGATGCTCGTTGACCGACTCATGAGACACAATGTAGACACAGCGGTCTTATCCAACTACGGCACAGAGGGCGCAATGTCCTCCTATCAGTCACCTTATGGTGAAGTGCCTATCTACCCACGAGGCATGACCGGATACTCTGCCGATGTCATAAACCGCTATCACAAAAGGCATGTTGCAGGCAGGGAAATAAATAACTTTGTCCTAACCCTTTACGATGTCTGGGTCTATCAAGGCATCAAGGAGCTGGACTCTCTAGACTTTGTTTCATGGACACCGATTGACCATGTCACCATGCCTCCTAGAGTCGCTGAATGGTGCAAGCAAGACAATGTCTATCCGCTGGCAATGAGTCCCTTTGGTCAAAGAAGCTTTGAGCAATTAGGTATAGAGAGCACCTACATTCCTCACGCCGTTGACACCTCGGTATTCAAGCCAACATTCGAAATCGAAAAAACAGAAATCAGAAAGTATCTCGGTCTCAAAGACTCAGACTTCCTAGTTGGGATGGTTGCAGCTAACAAAGCAAATGGTCAACTTCACAGAAAAGCTTTTGCCGAAAATCTAATGGCGTTCTCAATGTTCAAGAAGTCGCACCCTGACGCTTATCTCTACATTCACACGATGCCAACAAAAGAGCATGGCGGGTTCGGGATTATCAACCTCCTAAAGTTCTTCGGTATAGATAAAGACTCAGTTCTGTTCCCTGACCCCGAGCGCTACTTCTTCGGCTACACAGATGAGGAGATGGCGGCTCTTTATACGGGGATGGATGTTCTCCTGCATGCCTCCTATGGCGAGGGCTTCGGCGTTCCGGCTATCGAGGCGCAAGCAGTA